ACGGTTTCCGTATAGAAAAATTCATCCTGTTCTAAGAATCCAATTACACGCCCATAAACGTCTACGGTCAATGTTGCGGCAGTAAATGATTTTGTATAAATACCAGAACCAAAATTTAAGAACTGCTGCAAGTTAACTCGCATTTGTCCACTTGTATTGTTGGTAATAGACAAAAACCCATCGTTTTGATTTGGGCTAGAGAATCCATTAATAATAACTTGACCAGTTGATTGGTCTAAGTCAATAAAACTTTGAACTCCACCAGACGGGTCAAGCAATGCTGACCAAACTGTTGAATCATAAACAGATGTTTCGCTTGGAACAAAAGAGCCGCCAAGGTTAACGTATCCAGCATTGCCTACAGCAAAGCTAAATTTTCTGTTGCTGCGGTTGGCATACAACAAATAATTATCAGCAGATGTTCCAAAATTTACGGGTGACAAGTACCACTTATAAAGTGTTGGGTCTGTGCCGCCGTTTGCAATCACGTTGTTATACAAACCGTAATATGCTTTGTTTCGAGGGTCAAAACTGAAGCCAGATGTGCCTGTTGCATTATCTGCATAGGCAACAGCAATGTATCTGTCTACATATTGGAATGTCGTTGGCCTCCAAGCAAAGACAGTGCTTGCTGGCGAATACTCGCTTGTAGCAATCGGGTTGACCAAACGAGAAAACAGATACCAGTTGCCAGCAGGGATTTGCAAGTTGACTGTAGGCAATGTTTGACCAACAGCAAAAGGCACACCGTTGCTTGGCAGTGATGTAATTCCACCAAGCAGTATTTGCGTTGCCGTAGGTGTTGAAAATGCTGAATACCAAATCTCAGCATAGGTTGCAAAACTGGCAGTTCCCATAGAGGGCTGCACGTTAAAGCTAGGAACGACAGCAGAAGGGAAGCTAGAAGCCACTGTAGGCGCTGGAATAGGGCCAAAGAAGGATGGGTCAGGTAGGTCTGAGTTGGGGGCTGGAATGTACTTTGTGATGTCCTGATCGTCATACACCTGTGCGTTGTATTCGTTTAACTCAAACGATGCGCCAAGGTTGCCATCAGGCAAAGACACTTCAGACACACGCATCACCCTAAATGGCTTGTTAGACCAACCGTAAGATGAGTTAGTTACAGTCACCACATCGCCAGCGTCAACCTGAATGCCGACATACGCTGTGCTGAAACTGACAATCAGGTCTTCACGGGCTTGCTCAAGGATTCGTGTTGCAAGGTACTGCGCTTGAACTGAATCGTTGGTCATCGCAAACTGGACAGACTGCTTGTTAATTGGCTCATTTGGATACAGCAAACCTGCTGGAGTCTCGTAATACACAAAATCAGATTGGTCACGGTTTTGACCACTAGGAAACTCTGCCTCAATCTGGTTGACGCTGCTTGTAATGTCGTAAGCACTGACTCGAATTTCACCAACAATAGAGTCATCATCAAACGCATATGCTGTTGATGTATCCTTGTTAATAACAACACTCCATTTTCCTTGTGCTGCGTTGTATTGATTCCAAGAATCGCACACAATCATTATTGAGTTGATGTTGTTCAAACATGACTGACCCGTATCAAGCACACCGTTAATTCGATAGCGAGGTTGTGTTTGTGCTCCCGTTGTATCTGTGTAAGGTATTAAGCCATCAGAGTAGGTGTTCAATGCTGTGGCAGATGTTGCGTCTACCAAATCTGCTGGCATAGCGCCGCCGTACTTTTCGTTTGTAATGTAGTCATACCAAACGTCCCCCGGCTTTGCTGCACCAGTACCGTTAAGGTAATGGCTAACAGAAAAGGTCAGAGTCTGCATATTTGTAGTCTCTGCTTCACGGTTGTAATTCATTTTTACAATTGCAAAACCAAGACCGTTCATTTGACGGTTAGTTGCTGCCCACCGCAACTCAAAAGGCAAGTCTGAGCCGCCCATGTAGGTTGATGGCAAAGAGGCTCCGTTGGCAGAAGTAATAACACCCGCTTCTGTTGACTTGTACAAAGCTATAAACAGGTTGCCACTAACCTTAGTGTCTATGTTCCCTGCGCTGTCAGTCAGGCTAACAACCTTTGTTTGGTCTGTGCCATCAAGAGTAATTTTGCGATCACCCCAATACATATCTGCTAGGTCAAAAGAAAATTGACCGTTAGGGCTGATGTGTGAAATCGCCAAAACATAGTACATGGTCTTTGCATCGGTGCTTAATGCAGCATCTACAAACGAACCACCCATGTAAGCATCTCCGTACACAACAGGAATACTGTTTGTTGACGATGGAGGAACTTGTTGACGCACCCCGTTGTCTACTGCCTGATTGCCACTTGCGTTAGGAGCAAATGCGCGAGCCAACAATGAAGAAACTGCAAAGTTAATTGCAAATGTTGCCGCTGCAAGACCAAATGAACCCAAGGCAGCCGCAGCCATAAAAGTGCTGCCGTAAATAGCCGATAAAACTAAAGTTGCTACCATGTCTATTCCTTCACGAAACTAGCGCCGACAGCTTTGTATCCGCGCTTTGTGTAATTTATTAACGGGCCATTTGCTGACACTGATGTGTAGGCGCAATGTATAGCGCCATCAGCAATCAGTTTACTGGCTATCTTGTCGTATTCAATCCACAACTTGCCACCAACAAGATTGTTTCTGTGTTCGTGATCTACCCACCACAACAACTCATGCAATTCAACAACGTCAGGACACCAGATGTTGTTCTGCTTAATTGCAATTAATGTTCCGGTCATGTGCTTATCAATCAAGATAAACCCGCGCCCATTAATGATGGAAAACAACAATTGTTCAACATGCTTTGGTGAATGTTTTGTTGTGTCGCCAAGAACGTCTACAGGGTACTCTTTTGAGTAAGCCTCTACAAACTCTAGCAATCTTGGAATGTCGTATCTTGTCGCAAGTCGGATCATATGCCGAATCGTCTTTGTGATGGTGCTTGTGTAACTGCTTGACTGCCTGATGTTGGCTCACCACCAAAGTCAAAGTATGACCCTGCAATGGATGGCACACGACTCATGCTGTTGTCGTTTGGATAGAAGGCTTGCCAAATCTTAGGAGTAGTGCGAACACCGCCAACCCTGTTTTCCAAGATCGTGCGAAAAGAAGCACACGACAAACCAACTGTTGCCACGCGAATACGCATCTGCTCGTTCCAATCCTCAGTGATGGAATAGTTAGAAACAATGCCCTGATAGCGTTTAAAGAACTGCAACGTAGGTGTTGTGATGATTTGATTGTTTGAGTCCATAAAGCCACGCCAAACCTCAATGCGCGATCCTTTAATGTCAGAACCCAAAACGATTGATACGTTTGATCCATCAACACCTGTTAGCGAAATGCTCAAGTCAGAACTGTTGGCTTTGATGTCACGTTTAATATCAGAAAGCTGCAACAGACTGCCAAGGTTTGTAAAGGTGATGCCATCTACGGTAATAGGTGCAGCCGCATTGCAAAAGGTGTAGGTGTTAGACGGCATTGTTAGCCGAATAAACTCGCCATGTCGGATAGACGAACTATCCAACGCTGTCATTGTCGTACTCATGTAATGTCCTCTCTAAATACAAACGCATCATCCCAATTCACAAGTGCGCTTGCTGGATATGGCGTTAGTGTATAGGTAGGACACTTTTCTGCCAAGACCGTAAACGTGCAATTGTTGCCGCAAGCCACAGCAGCACCAGATACAGGCGAACCAATAACAGGTCTATGAATGGACACAGTAGCAGTTGCACCAGTGTAGGGTACGTCAGCAGTTATCTTGTAGCTGTAGCCGCCAATCATTATGAAATCACCAGCCTTAAAAATAGCGCCAGTAGATGCAGGTAAATTAGCCAGCGACAAGGTTTGTGAGTTGGCGGCAGGTGTAGCGCCTAGCGTTACAGTCGTTGGGGTTGTAGCAGCACCACCTTGATACGCAGTAAACCACCGCAAGTTGTCGCTGTTAAACGTAATGGTTTCTGGCAACTGCCTGTCAAGATTGTCAATGGTTTGGATGATTTGACGAGAAGTTGCATAAGCCAAATAGTTGTGCGGAGAAACAGTGAACACCCAAGGCACAGCAGTCAAGTATTGAGCCACACGCATTTGACCAGAACGGCTAACCTGCTGGCCTACCGTTCTGCGGTTGTTAACAGTCATTGACTGTTGCACCTGAAAAATGGTTTGGAATGACATTAAGTTCTCCCGAAATTAGTAGACAGGTTTTTGTTGGCGTATTGGTTTGCCGCCCAGATTGTGTTTGAGCTACCAAGCAAGCGATCCTCAAACGACTTAACGTCAATGGCGTTAATGTTGTAGTTTGTCACGTTTGTAGTGCTGCCCATATTGCTCATCTGGTTGTTAGGAATGATTGTTCCAGAGCCTGATGGCATAAACAACTCTGGCCCACGCTCACCTACGATGTACGGGCTACCTGCGCTCACAGGGCCACCTGTGGCTTTTGGCGTTGCTGCCGTTGCCTGATAGACATTTGCAAACCAACCGTCATTTGATGCGTTAGGGCCAGTTGCAAGACCAAAAGCCGCACCCAAAAAGCGCATCACAGCAGCTTTCATTTGGATAGCAATCAAATCCTGAATGATGCTACGAGTCAAATCCTTCATGCTCAATTTGCCTGTCTTGACAAAGTTGTCAATGGCAGAAGACAAGTTGCCAAACACGCTATCAAACACTTGCTGTGTGCGTTTGGCAGACTCATCCATAGTCACAAACATTTTTGCAATTTCTTCTTGCTTGTTAAGTTCTTTTAATACTAGTGGGTCTTGACCTTCAACTTCTTTGCGCTTACGAGCGTATTCCAGAGAAATTTGAGCAAGCCTTTGCTCTTGCTCTGTTGCATAAATCATTTTGTATTTCAACTCAAGCGATTCGCGTTGAAATTCCATATCGCGAGTTTGGTTTTGTGCGCTAACAACTAAAGCACCTCTGCGATTGTTTTCAATAGCCCATGCAGTGTTAAATTCATTTGCCGCTGCTTCTTCATCGTTGTATTGAGCAATCATTCTTTTTGCATTGATTTGTCTTTTCTTTTCTGCAAGTTCAGTCTCAGCAATAAGAACTTTACTATTGTAAATTTCAAGGTTTTGTGCTGTAGCTCTACCGTCTTCTTGTTGATTCTTTTGACGCATTTCCAAAGCAGCATCAGCAATCTTTTTCTGTGATTCAAGCTCTAACTTTTCAATTTCATTTTTGCCACGTTCAGCAAATTTATAAGCAGCATCAGCTTTTGCTTTTTCTACTTCAAAGTCTTTGCTTATCAGCATTGCCCCATATTTAGCCAAATCAGTTATTCCTTTTTGATCGGCTACTTTTTTGTCTGAGGCAATTTGCGCCGCAGCAACGTCATCTTGCATCTTCTTTGAAAGAGCAAGATAGTCATCCATCTTTTCCTTCAACAACTTTTTGTTATTTGATCTGTTAGCAATGCTTTGAGTGTCAGTACCACCAATGTCGGAAGAAATGCGTTCAATGTCTTCGGCTAATTTGACCAACTTATCTTGATCTGAATTTCTGCCAATACTAAGAATTGCATCTTTAACGTAAGTGACCGCTTCTCCGACTGCCTTCCAAGCTCTTTCAAGCGTACCAAGATCACGCACTTGACCATCAATGCTGTCACCAAAAGCCTTAACGCCCAACTTAATTGCTTCTTGTGCTTTACCTGCTTTTTCGTATGCAACAATTTGCTTGTATTGCTCTAACGTCAAAAAATTGTATTGAGAATTTAATGAACGAACAGATGCGGCAGTGCCATCAAATGCACCCATCAACTTCTGAGC